GGGCAGCTATCGCGTTGTTTTTCTTGACAGCAAAAATAGGGTCAAAATAGGCACTATTATAAAACCCGTTGTCAAGTCAGGTGTTCCCCGTAGATTCTATCCATGCCAAGGCCCCCGATGTCACGATTGTCGGCAAAACCGACCGTTGCAGCCGACCAGCGAGCGCCCAAAACGTACATGGTGAACCTGGTGCTGAACGAGCAGATGAAGAGTTACGCTCTGAGGCACCGGTACACCTTGGCATCGTGCGTTGACGCCGCGTTCCGTGAGTTCCTGGCGAAGCATGGCCCGTAACACAGGGTTCAAGCGGCTCGGCGAGCACCCTGCGTCTCGACCCGCTGTGCGTCGTCGGCGAGCGGCCCCCGCACCTCCACCCCCTCCGTTAGACCCCACCCCCTCGCCCGTCGTCGATGACCCGCTCGACGACCCGCCGATGCTCGGACACAGCGCGCTGCCAGGTGCGAACCCCTACGACGCAGCCGTAGCAACCGGAGCCATCGACTACTCGACCGCGAAGGTGCGCGAGGAAGTCAACCTGGTCAACGAGCGCATGGCGCAGGCCAAGATCGCAACGGAGACGGCGCGACTCGAACTGGAGGCGAAGCGACTCGAAGTGGCAAAAGAGCGCGACCAACTCATCGCCCGCTCCGACTACCTGGCGCGGCAAGAGTCGTTGGTCGTTGGGTTCCTCGAACTGGCTCGGTTGACCATTAGCCACATGGGGAATAAAGTGATGTCAACAGACCGCGACTCGGCGATCACAGACGCGACAGAGCGCATGCGAGCAGGCATGGCAGCACTGTCGGAGGCGGTGGCAACACGAGCCACCCGCGACGTGAGCCTGCTCGCCATGACCGATGCGTTCCGAGGTGCTGAATGAACTTCACCATCTACGACCAGGACTCTGCCACCATGGTCGCACGGCTGCTGCGCCCGCCGCGCCAGTGTCGCGGGCTGCTGGACTTCTGCCACACCATGCAAGTCCCCGATGGTCCGAGGCAGGGCGACTTCCTGCGACCGGAGACGGAGCCGGCTCAGTTGCACTTCGTCAAGATGGTGGACAGTGGTAGATGGTCGCGCTTCGTCTATGTGGCCCCGAGCCAGCGTGGTAAGACGACGGTAGGCATCCTCGCCCCGTGGATGCACGCTATCGCTGAGAAGGGCCTGGCAGTTGGCTACGTCATGCCCAACCTCGACAAGATCGCACAAAATTGGGAAGGCAAAATCAAGCCAGCAATCGTCGGTTCGGGGTTCGGAGGCTGGCTACCGACGAAGGGGCCAGGCAGTAAAGGCGGTCGCCCCGCTGCACTGCTGATGACGAACACGACAACTGGTCGCGCTGTTGTCTCATATTTCATGGCTGGCGGCACAGGCGCACGCGAGACGAGCCTATCGAGCGTCAGCCCTGCGGTTCTCGTGGTCGACGAGGCCGACGACTTCGAGGATTCGGGCCAGATCGAATTGGCGCTTCGCCGCCTGGAGTCGTGGGGCAGCAAAGGTCGCGCATTTATCGCCAGCACCATAAACACGCGAGGCGAACGCGAAGGACACCCCATCCTTGACTTTTTCAGTCGCTCGGACGCCACCGCATCTCGCGTGGCGCATCGTTGCCAGCACTGCAATACCCACCAAGTCGTCGAGTTTGAGCAGTTAAACCTTGAAAATGGTCGAATTGCGTGCTCAAAATGCGGTGTTTTATGGACGGATTCCGACCGCCACATGGCCCTTGAACAGAGTAAAATACACCATGCGAACCCCGACGCACGCACATACGGGTCGCTTTTAACGACCTGTTTCGACTACCATATGGGCGATTTTTCGTCGATTGCGCCGTCATTTATCGCCGCCCGCGACAAAGAACGCCTCGGCGATTACAGCATGATGCAGACGTTCGCGCAGAAAGTCCTCTGTCGTCCGTACACCACACCTATCGACCACGAAACCGTCACCGACCGTGCGCTCACGCTCAAGTCGGCGCAGTCGAAGCACGAGAAGGGTGTCGTCCCCGCAGACTGCGAACGCCTTGGACTTGGTGTGGACGTGCAAGGCGACCGCATCTACTGGGTATTGCTCGGCGCAGGCAAGCGTGACCGTCGCTGGATCATCGACAACGACGAGTGGTTCTGGACGGGCAAGGATGAGCACACGGGGCGACCGATTGAGCCGAGCGAAGCAGACCGACACGCCGTTCTCGACCGTCTGCTCACCAAGGCACGCGACGGCTGGCCTCGTGAGGACGGCACCGTGGTCAAGGTGAGCTTCCTCGCCATCGACATCGGCTACAACCCGAACGGCAGCATTGGCCGCTGGTGCTGCGGCAAGGCGGGTATCGTCCCCGTGCGTGGCGACCACGAGAACCGCGTCACCGCCGAGACGTTGCAAGGCAAGGTGACGGCGAATCTCGGCAAGCACAATTCGACACTGGTGACGGACCACGGGTTCTACGAGGTGCGCAAGCAGGAGCACTCACCGGGCCAACCTGGCATCTGGTGGTTCGTGAAGTCGCAGTCGATGCGCGAGCACACCGCAGCCCGTCTGCGTCTACCCTACGATGCCGACGGTAGCCTGAACATCTACCACGGTCTGCCCGAGCGTGACTTCCTGGTGCAACACCTGTCGTCGTGGGCCATCGTCCGCGAGCCTGACAGCAAGATCGCCAAGTGGGTCCAGGTGCGCCGGCGCGACGACTATTTTGACTGCACCAATTATGCGACAGCCATCCTCTCACAAGCCCCCAAGCAATCCGGTTCGCGCTCCGCAGCCGGCTCAATCACAGCCTGACAAGGACACCATGGATACTCCCAAGAACCGCATGCTTCCGCCAAAACCCAAAACCACCGAAGCCCCCGTGGTGGTCGTTCCCGGTCGCGTCTGCCCGTGCGTCTGCCCAGCCTGCGGCAAAGCACAGCAGCCGCTCGTGCGTCGGACGATGGCGACAGACGGGTACAGTGACGTGTCGTGCTCGGCGTGCGCCAAGCATTTCCGTTACCACTACTCGTCGCCAACATCGCCCGCACGCATCAGCTACCGATAGATTCTATCTCTTGTCGCAGCGACCGTCGCCACCTACCGTTGCGGCGTGCCAACTCCTGTCGCCACGCTCCAAGCTCAAGTCGATGCGCTGGATGCGCGCATCACCGAACTGGCCGGTGCCACGCAGATGCAGGATGGCCCGACATCGGCCAGCTTCGCCGACATCAATCGCATGATTGACGCCCGCAACCGGCTCCAGGCGATGATCGACCGGCTGTCTGGCACTCGCCCCATGTTCGTGCGTGGCCGAGTCGTCGGTCTGCCGAATGGACCTGTGGGGCAGCAATGATCTGCAACACCTGCGGGAAAGAGGTTCCGGATAGTGCAGCGGCGATGAAGCATCGCGGAGCCGGGAAACCAAAGACGAAAATCGCCAAGTGCAAGCGTTGCCAGTGGAACTACGCCGCGCAATGGATGAAGGCGAAGCGCAGAAGCGATAGGATTTTTTCCATACGCGTAAACTGCAAATCAATAGACCGCGCAAAAGGCCGCAGCAACGACCTCACCTACGATTTCATCAAGCAAGAGGTGGAGAAACCCTGCACCTATTGCGGAACGACCAGTCGTGTTCGCGCGCTAGACCGCAAGGACTCAGCGATAGGGCACACGATGGCGAACTCAGTAGCCTGCTGTGTTCGTTGCAATCTCATCAAGCGCGACATGCCGTTCGCTGCGTGGGCGGTTGTAGCTGTTGCCGTGCGGTCTGCCGAGGAGATGGGGCTGCTTGGCGACTGGTGCCCTGGAAACTTTCTAAAGAACACTCCAGCGTACCTCGCTAGGGCAGAGGACGAACGAAAGGCCAAGGCGGAGGCATGAAGGGTTTTTCTAAGCACTACACGGTCGCACGGCGCAACGGTCGCAACCTGTTTGCGGCAGTCTTTAGTGCGACATGGAACTCATTAGCAGGCGGTTTTTTGGGGTCTTACGACGCCATTGACCCCCGCAACACCGCGATGCGCGGCGTGCTGGCTCGCCCGAGCACACCTGCGGACCAGGCGACGGCGATTCCGTACCTCCGCAATCTGTGCCGCAACTACGAGCGCAACAACGCCTCGGCTCGTGCGATGACCGAAGGTTTCGTCGCCAACGTCGTCGGCAGCGGCATCGCTCTGGAACCTGACACCGGAGACGCCGCTACCGACGAAAAGCTGCGCGAGGTGTGGCACGACTACATCCGCGACTGCTTCATCGACCGGTCGGACCTCTACGAAGGTCAGCGGCTCGCGTGCCGCGAAGTGTTCGTCGCGGGCGAAAGCCTCTGGCGCATGGTCATCGACCCCGACCGTGCGAAGGACGGACTGATCCCGCTCTGCGTCCAACCCTACGAACCCGAGTGGTTGGGTGACTCGGGACAGACGCTCACGGGCAGCTACGAGGGCTACATCGGAGGCATCAAGCTCGACAAGTTCGGTCGCGCCGTCAGCTACTCGCTCATCAGTCCTGCTGGTCTGCGTGAGGAAGTCCCTGCCGACAAGATGATCCACGCCTACGAGCGTCGGCGTGCGTTGCAGTTCCGTGGCGAGCCGATGATGGCTCCAATCCTCACCACGCTGCGCCAAGAGAAAGACTTGGTGATGGCGGAACTGGAAGCCGCCAAGAACACCGCAGGGTTCGCCGCCGCAATCACCACGAACGGCGGCATGCCCTCCGAAGTGGACGAGAAGGGCGAAGCTGTCCGTGACAT